AACCTTCAAATCTCTAGCCATTGTGGCTGCTGTGACAACTCTTTGCTGTCTATCTGCGGGAACGTCTGTTTTCAATTCGACTTCAATATGGATTGATTTGGGATCAATGTCCTCAGAATTGATTACATATTTCTTTAAATTGTCTCCATATCCAGAAATTTCACTTCCGCTGTAATGTGCCAGCAGAAGCATCTTCTCAATCATGTCCTCATAAAATCTCTCTGATAGATGTTTGAAATCCCCCAGAGAACTGATGGCAATCTGTACCTGTAAGTTGTAAGCCGCAAAAGCCTCAACGCCACCCATCGGCTGCCCAGTCACAAGAATGTCCGCCACCGTGGCACGCTTGATTGCATCCCTGTATCTATCGTATGATTCCATGATGGCTGGATCTAATTGGTTTTTCCTGAGTTGCTGATAAACTTCTCCTGGAAGCAATCTCAAAACTCCACCAGGTTCATCATAATCTACAGTTGCGCCATCCTCCCCTCTTGGAGAAGTGATAACCTGTTCTGGCGCATTAGCAGTTGCGATTGCCTGAGACATACCAATTGTTCCTGCGATATTGGCGTTGGCCCATTGTTCTGCCTGAACAACAGGATAAAACAATGGCTGTCTTTGATGTTCTGGTGCCAAGTCAATATCTGTTCCTCCAGCAACAGCAACCCAAGGAAGGAAAGGAACAGGCTTGCCCTCCCATGTCATCCATGGTTCTGGGCCAAGAATGATTTCGCCTTCGTCACCTTCTAATTCGGAATTCTCCTCAATGATCCATACCATCCTGTTTTCATAGTCTACATAATCTACTTCAATCAGTATTTCTTCGGCATAATCTTTATTTTTGTCTATCTTTTTTCTAATTGCAGATGCTTTATCACCCCAGAAATCCACAATTTCCTGTGCCCTTTTCTTGTTTAAGGCACAAACTCTTTCGGGCATATAGTCAGAATAATCAACATTCACTGTTTGAGGATTAACTAATTTAATGGCCCAATCACCATATCGTAATGCAGCCAATTCTCTTGAATTATCTTCACCCATCAACTTAAACTGAGTAGGAATATGGACCAATTGTCCAACAATCTCATGGTAAGTAGCAGAACTATCAATAACAGAATCATAAAAGGCAGCCTTTCGCTTTGCCGTTTTCTGCATTGTCCACTTCAAAACTGTCTCCCACTCATTAGCTTTCGTTTTGGCAGCCTTGCTTAAATCATCGCCCTCAATAGCATTCATAACAGTAATAGGATGAATGTTGATATTCATCATCAGATTAGCCAGTGCACGCTTAACGCCCCTCTTTGCATCATAGGGAGATGTATCAATAATAGGACGAATCCATTCCAATTCGGAAAGCGGTGAAGGAAGCTGATATTGAATCCTTCCCATTGCTTCGTACTTGGCCTGCATCTCATGTAGTCTTACATTTCTTGCCGCCATATCGGCAGCTTTCTTTCTTATCTTATCGGCAACATCAGCCATTTAATCTACTCCAAGGATTTACCTTCTTCTTTCTCTCTGCAAATACTGGTGACAATTGTGGCACAGGCTGTATCGCCGGAACATTGATATAGCCCTCAGCCGCTTTCACCATCATATAAACCGCATCCAGTGTATCATCATAATCACCATCGGGCCAAGAAATCCACTCGTCTTTGAACGATTTCAGAAACTCTGTTTCACGATCCAATATCATTATACGCCCAAATTGAAACATCTTAGCTAAAACTTTTTCAAATCTCCCGCCCTTAGAACGAGCCTCGCCCTTATGAGAGCGTATGGGCATAAGGGGCATGAATACTTTGGCTCTCATCAATAATGTATAAAACTCTTCTCCTTTACCAATACTCTCAACGCCAATCTGTCTCAGATATGGGAACATCTGGGCATAACTTATGATACGTTGTTCTGCTTCTGCCTGTGAAATCTTGTCCCTGTAACCATCTTCCAGAACAAGGGTACCGCTGGGCGTAATTCTTCCCCATGCTACGGCAAAATAGTCTCTATTCTCGCCAACCCTTATTTCATCTGCCGTTGATGCGTAATCCACCCCCATAAACATTGGCCAACTACTGTTCAGTTTTTCATAAGGATAATAACTTATCCAATCTGCTTTGAGATTCTGGCCCTTGGCCTTCTCAAGATCCAACAGAAACATTCTTGCAAATTCAATCTCGCCTGCAAGTTTTCTCTGTCTTTTGATTTCTTCTTCTGGGAACTTTTCGGGCCATGTTGGTTTTCCATTAGTATAGACTGGCGTAAAAACGTGAAAAAATTCTCCAGTGGATTTCACATAACTTATCGTATCATCATAAGTCCAGGGGGTTCCAATAACAATCTTCCATGTGTCAGGAGTAAAAGTTGGGAAGATCGTTCCAGTTAATATCTTTCGAGTAGTCTCCCGTTCTCTGGCGCTTCTTGTGGTTGTCTCATCATCAATATCATCTATGAGACAAACGCCATCAGGGTGTTTACCAATAATAGAACGAGAGGTTCTACCTAAACCAACCAGTGTGGGATCTTTGCGGCTGGCGTTTAGCCTGCGCCAATCCTCGTATTCTATATCAGTTCGCTTTACTTCATAACCAGAAGCGCCCCACCCCAAATCTTTATCTGGAACAATATGAGGAAAACAAAACTTCCAGCCCTTATTATTCTCAATAATATCTGCAATGTTTTGAGTATTGTTCCTGGCTGTGTCGTCGCCAACCTGAATAATTAAATTGGATCTATGAGGCTCCAATCCTATTCGATAGGCGACAAAAGTGGTGGCAGCAGTCGTTTTCGTTGAGCCACGGAAGGCTTCAATACAAATGCCTTTCCCGTCCTTGCGGGCTTTATATAATTTATAAATCCATTTCTCAACGTGTTTTGGAGGAGGGCGATTGTGAATGATGGTATAGAAATCGAAGAATCCATCCGGTGAATCGGAGTGAATACTTTCCAACCATTCTATTTCTTCATTGCTCATTTCTTTCTTTTTTTATTCTTTTTGGCAAGATATGCCCTGTATGCCCTATCAGCCTTAGCTTTTGAAGTATACATACAAGGGCCATTCCCTATTCTATATTTTCCATTGGGACATTTTCTAACTGGCATTATTTCCTTCTCTTTCCTATTTTGCCCGGCCTTTTTCTTAATCTTTGAATTTTCTTTTCTACTCTTGGTGGCTTAGGATAATTAATCCCGATTTGATCAAAATATTCTTGAATACTAGGATGAAGTTCAGAATATTTATGGACTTTCCTTCTTCTGCTTGCAGACTTACCTCTATAACCTTTACGTCTTGTTCTCGTTGGCATCAGTTCAACCTCCAGTTATACGCTTGAATAACATAGTAATTTATTTTCTCTAACAAAGGATTTTCACTAAATGGAACAATGAGCCAACCATCCGAATTCTTTAAATCCATAAGAACGGTAGTCAACTCTTGTGGATTATACATCGTCTTTAGAAGTCTTAATGTGTCAACATGAACCCATAATGTATCCATGTGTCCTCTGCGTGGTAACGGATGCGTCCCCCGATAACTACATACGATCCCAGGAATCATATCCCGTATCGCTCATGAAGCATCACCACCTTATACAGTATAGCTTATTGTAATTCTCCAATGATGACCGTTTCCCCAGATAACAGGGTAATTCTTGGAAACGTGAATTCCGGCATGTGTCACTCGAATTCCGTCCAGCCCGGAACCAACATTCTTGCTCCAGTAAGCATTACCCTCTAAGATTGCATTTCCCCATCCATGAAACGTTCCGGTACTCTCAAGACATCCATTAACAGTAAAATCTGGAACAATCTCATCTGGCCCATCCAGATCCAACCAGAACTCATCTCCTCCCGAACCAGCATCCCAATCGGCCTGCATCCAGATTCTAATGTCCAGAAATACTCTCCGCCCAATCTTTTCATAATATCCAATAGATGAATAACCCGATGGATGAGCAAGAGAACCTGCATTCTTCAAGTTAACAATAGCATGCCCCTCACTATAAGGAACGCCATTCGGCTCTCCTCCATTGCCATTTGGCTCTTCGTAATCAATGAGATATTCCTTGTAGAACTCAAAGAAATCCTCTTCGCTTTCCCGTTTATAAGCTCTCCGCAAATCAACAAATTTGTATTCAGTCATCATTTCTCCAATCTGTATAACTCATTGTTCCTAACTGACTTTACATAAATGCCAGGCCCCAACCAGCACTCCCGATCAGGGCCTCTCAAAGGATCATGATACAATCCCTCCTCAACATAGACAACCCAGTGATCACCGCAAATCAAAACAATTCTAGGAAATTCGAAACCCCAATCCGTCTCCAATCCGTAAATATTTAACAGGTTAACTAAATCATCGTATCTTAAGTATCTATCCTTACCTACTATATCCATTAAGCCATCAGGCTTAAACTCTGCACCCGTATAATACTCTATAAGCATACTTACAGACGCCGCGCCACAATCGTTCAAGTATCTATCAGCGCCCTCGCCCAATTGTGACACAAACGGCACTAAGAAAAAGAAGGAAATAATACACAAACGATAAAATATACTATCATCCTCCCAATAACATATAACACAGCAATATGTAACCAGAAATCATCATCTGTCACGATGAAAGATTTCCTCTACGAAAACACGGTAAACAAAGTAACACAGTATACAGAATACTATAAGGCTAACATATGGCATCAAATAAATTCATCCGTTATCACTGTAACATGATCGTATGGGCCAAATTCTTTGCCACAATTTTTACAGATATATTTGTCTGCGCCAGAATTCAATCGCTGAACTCTTGTTAAATCACCAGAATACACAGAATCATTTATAACAGATTCTCCGCATTCAAAACAATAAGAATAACCAGAAGAAGTTTCTCCACCA